GAATTATATTGAACAGATACTTTTAACTGAACAGAAGAACCTAATAAATCTCCAGCATCAGTAGCTTTTTGTAGTTGAGGAAATGTAATTGATACTTTTACAGCATCAACATTAGTGTTTGTTATCTGTCTAGTTACAGGAGTACTTGCAGTTACATCTACACCAACACTTGTAGTTGATACGCTACTCTCAATTCCAGCTATTTTTGTCTGACTACCAGTACCGAAACGAGGAGTAAATTTTACATCTTGGTAGTTAAAATCTGTAGTTGCTGGATTTGTTGAGTCTGCTGTTGATCTTAATATTGGAGTGTCATTAAGAAAGACATCTTTTAATGCAGCATTATTATATGCAGTTGTACCTTTTGTCCTACCTTCTTTAGATGCTGTTGCAAAACCTTCTATCTCTCCTTCTGAAACAAGATCAAGAAATGTAGCAAACTGTC